AGGTCGCAAGCCCCTGCGCGCCGCCTTGGATGGCCGCATTGCTGATGGGATTCGCGGCGAGAGCTGCACCGAGCTTCCCGGCATTGCTCAAGGCTGCGGCGGTTCCCATGCCGAGCGGCGCCGTGATTGCCGCCTCTCCGGCCATATTGCCGATGGCGCCTGGGGTCGACGCGAGCAGGGGCGCGTCGTACTTTTTCTCCTCCGCCATGGCGGCGTCGGGTACGAGGCCGACCAGGTTGCCTAAGCTTGCGCCGGTGTGCACCATGCCGCGGCCAGCGCCGGCGGCGAGCTTCTCCGGCATCGACATGCCGGCGAGCGGTCCATATTGGTCCATCCACGCATTGTTCGCGGGATCGTAGCCCCCAGTGCCGGTATGGCTCGCGCCGGCTGCATTCGCCGCCTGTTGTGCAGCCTGGATCTGCGCGAGCAGGTCGGCATCCGAGAGCGCGGAAGGATCGCTCACGGCGTTGGCACCTTCAGACCACGGCGCGCCGCCTCGGCCTGCAATTCAGCCAACGTGTGAGGCGTGCCCGGAGGCGTCGGCCGCGGCGAATTCGACTGGCCTTTGTCAATGGCCTGGTTCTGCTGATCGAGCCAGTGCGCGGTATGCTGCGTCTCCCAGTCATCCGGCGAGACGCCGCTGGTTTTCTTCCACTGCGCAAAATCCTTCTGCTTCGCGATGTCCTGGCTAGCCTTGTTGTTCATATAGTCCGCAACGCGAGCGAACGCGGCCGGGTCTGCCATGTTCATGTTCGGGTTGTTGCGCATGAAGGTGTCGAGATCGAAGTTCGTGCCGCGGCTCGTCATCGAATGGATCGAATTGACCGCGAGCGTCGCGGTTTGCTTCTGCGCGGCCTGCAGTGCGCCCGTGTCGACGCCGGTCCACTGCGCCACGTTCGCCGGGTCTGCGCCCGCGGCGATCATGAAGGCGCCGAGCTTGGCCTTCGCTTCGTTTGCCGCGCCCGGAGCGGCTTGCTGTGAGAGGTTCTTGAGCTCCGAGATGCTGCGGCGGACTTCCGTGGCGCCCGTGGCGTTCTTCGCAAGCTCCGCCGCATAGGATTGCCCCGCTTCGGCGCCGCTCTTCTGGCTCTGTACGGCGGCGGGGCTTGCGGTGGTGCCCGGTGCGGTCGCATTCGGCGCACCAGCTCCCGGAGGCGCGGGGTATCCGTAGATATCCTTGCCGTTCTCATCCGTGCCCAATTTGATCGGCGTCGCCGTTTGCGTGCCGACGGTCTTCGCTTTCTGCATCGTCTCGGTGGCCGCGGCCGCGCCGGGAACAGGCGCCGCTGTTGGCTGACCGTTTTGCCACGTAGTGCTGACCCCGTTGTCCGGGCCGGTGAAGAGCGGGTTGCGCGCGTTGACATCGAAGAGCGTCGAGCCGGGGCGCACGTCCTGCACGTTCGTTCCCGCTTTCGAGATGACGGCCTGTTGCGCGGCAAGTCCTTGCGGCGAGTTCGGATCAATCCCCGCAGCCCTCAACTGCCGCTGAATTTCAAGCGGTGCGGCTCGCGCGATGGCAGCCTTGACTAATTCTTCGCGCCCCCCCGGCTGCATCCCGAGCCATTGCGCTTGCTGCATTGTCATCCCGGGAGGGATGAGCGGGTTTTGCGAGACTCCGGGCGCCGAACCCGTCCCGGCAACGAGTCCCGAGGGCTGCCCTGGAACACTGATCGGCCCAGTGGCACCGCCCGGGAAGGTCTGCCCCGGATCGGGTGGCGGCGGATTGTAGTAGTCGCCCTCGGCTTTCAGAGCGCTGTTTTGCGCTTTGCCCGCCATGAGCGCATTTACCAAAGGCGCCACGCTTTGCAGAACGCCGCGCCTGGGCGTAACGGCGCCCGCAGCGCCAGCTATCCCCGTCGTGGGATTGGGCGAATTCAGGCTTTGCTGCAATGAACCCATGAGCATTTGCGCGAGATACTGCTTACGCTGCATGTCGAGCCACGGGCCCGTCTGGCTCGGATCAATCGGTGGCAAATTCAACTGATTGGCAGGCGTGCTCATTTACGAATACCCAGGCGTGGGCTGTGCGCCCGGCGCCGCGATCGCGGGCTGCTGCTGCAACTGCTGCGCGAGCAGGGGATTCATCGGGGGCGGCTGCTGCAGCGCCCGCATGGACGGATCGGCGCCGATCTGGGCGTTCGTGCCGGGAAGCATGCTATTCGCCTGCTGTTGCTGGCGTTGCGGTGCTTGCAGGGCGCGCATGAGCATGACCTTCTGCATAAGCTGCGCGGCCGCGGCGCCTGGGCTGATGCTGCCTTGCATCGCAGGGCCTGGCGCTCCCGGCGTGCCGCCAACGCTCCCAACGCCCGCCGGCTGCCCCAGCTTTTGCATGAGCAGCTGCTGAATCATCTGCGGGTCCATTGACATAAGAACTCCTTACCAGGGTATCGAGCTGAGAAGTGCAGCGAGAGCACCGGCGCCGGCCTGCGTGTTTGCATTGTTGGTCGCGGTGTTAGCGTTGTAGCCGGCGAGCGCGCCCTGATACTGCTGGCCGAAGGCGCCCGAGATATCGGGCGTTGCGGCCGAGACCTGGCCGCCGCTGCCGCCCCCTAAGAGTTGCTCGTACTCCGAGATCGGCGCGTTGCGCTCGGCGAGCTGGTTCTGCAATGAGGTGCTGCCTAGGCCATAGAACATGGGCAACTCGCCCATGCCGGTGGTGACTGCCTGATTCGCCGCAGACGTGTTCTCGGCGCCCTGCTGCAGTCCCAGCATTTGCTCTCCCGTGTTGTACGCGGCGGACCCCGGCATCGCGCCTTCGTTTTCGAGCTGCGATTGAGTCTGCTCGGCCTGCAGCGCTTCTTGCGGCTGCAGGAGTTGCATCTCCTGGCCGAAGGTCGCCTGCTCGGCGTTGTTCACGTTGCCCTGCAGTGACGGACCGCCCGGCATGCCGGGCATCTGCGAGGTGTCGATCGGCGATGAGATCAGGTTGTTCGCCCAAGGTGTCAAGGAGGTCTGCTGCGTGTAGCGCGGCGCGCCGGAGCCGCCGTTGGTGACGTTCGGCACGCCGCTGCCGCCCATGGGAACACCGCTGCCGCCCAGGCCGAAAGGCGAGCCGCCGAAGCCGTACGCGCCGCCGCCGAGATTCGAGGGAAGGGGATACGGCCCATAACTGCTGCCGTTCGGGCTGCCATCGGTGCCCGTCACCTGCCAGCTGCTCGAGCCCAGTGGGTTGACGGTACCGGTGCGATTGAGCGCGGCATTGTAATTCGCCGTGCCGGTCGCAAGGCCATATTGCGCGCCGGCCTGCGTATAGGGGTCGACGGGCTGCGGCGCGCTGCCGCTGGACTTGCACTCGGCGACGGGACCGCCGTGCTCGTAGCTTTCCTCCTCGAGGATGTTGCCATCCCAGTCGAGCACCGCGCGCGTGATGATCTTCACGGGCGCGGCCCCAATGCCAGCCATTGGCAGTCGCGCTTGAGCATTCCCATGATGATAATGTCCTCGCCGTTGGTGGCAGACTCAGGCAGTCGCCCGCGCAGATGAAAACCTAAATGGATACACAATTTGAGGGAGCGCCGGTTGCTCTCCTCGATCGCGCAGGAGATGTGGTTCACCCCAAACTGCACGAAGGGGCACCAGAACATCGAGTACAGAAAGCGCCGCGTGATCGGCGCCTCCATGACGATGGAGGCAAACACGTTCTTGCCCGAGTAGTTCGTATACACGACGCCGCCCTTAAGCTCCGTATCGACCTCATAGCCGATCGCCTTCGGGTCCGACCCCCAGCCCGAGAAATGCTCGATGCGCCGCTCACACCACTGCGCAACGCGGGCAGGCTCATCGAAAGTGAGCCTAGAGCGGACCGCCCTCCTCGAACATGTAGTCGATGCTTTGCCACTGAAGCGCGATGCCGATGGTCTGGAAGGAGAGCCGTCCACTTGCTGCATAGCCGATCCCCGTGATGCCGTTCCAATTCTTGATCGAGTAGATGATCTGGATGCCGCCCCAGGGCGTCGTATTCCAGGGGCTCGTATTCCATGGCGCCGTCAGTCCGCTGTTGAAGAGCGGCGCCGGGTTCGAGGTGAGCTGGAAATCGACATTGAGCACCACGGTCGGGGTCGCGACCGGCGAGCTCGAGCTGAAGATCGGCCGCGCCATCAAAAAGCGCTTCTCGCTCATCGACCCGAAATAGGAGAAGGCCGGCAGCCCATCGACCGTGATCGGCGTGCCCGAATCGCTCGTGCCCACGTCGGCCAGGATCACACTGCCGACGGTACCGAAATAGAGCGCGTCCTGCTGCACCTCCCAGCTGATCGCATTCCAATTTTTGAAGCGACACCACGCGTTCGAGGTCGAGAGCGTGTTCATCACCCACTGGTGCGCGGTCGTGTCCGCGATCTCCGGCACGTTCAGGATGAGCTTGGTGCCGATCGGGTGCTGGATGCACTGCCAGCCGAAATTACCCCCGTAGGCCGCCACATCCGCATTGACCGCATTGACGATCTTGCTGGTCAGTAGCGCATCGGGCTGCGTGCGATCGGTCAGCAGCAGCCGGCTCAAGGGATTTAGCCCATCGGTGCAGATGACGAGCACATCGGAGCCGAACTTGCAGATGCAGCGCCGCCCGATCGGGTGCCCGACTCTGAAGGTGCCCACCAGCGACCAGGTCGCGATGGAGCTCGGGTCGTAGCCCTGATAGATCGCGACCTCACCCTCACTCGTGATGAAGGCGGCGTAATCGTTGATGCCGGCGGCGTTGTCGATGGTCCACGTGGCCATCTGCATGAGGTAGCCGCCCATCTTGAACACTTGGCCTAAGGGCAGCATCGTGAGCGCGCCCTGGTAGGCGCTCAGTCCCGTATACCAGACGTTCATCGTGTTGTTTTCGATGAACCACAAGCGCTGCTGGAACACGGTGG